CCAATCAGTTAATATATGGAATAGTACACATCATAATGCACTCCCAGACCCTGTAAATACTAATACTTTACCAGAATCACAACAACAAGATTATGAAGAAACTTCAGCTGGTATTGTAAGAAGAGTAACAGATGGTGGTACTGAAATTGATTTAGGAGAAGGATTTCAAGAAAAATTAGAAGTTAGAAATATTCAACCTTATCCTGGTGATATTATATATCAAGGTAGATGGGGTCAATCATTTAGATTTGGATCAACTTCCCAAAATGCCCCCATCCCAAATACTTGGTCTAAATCAGGTGAAGATGGAGATCCTATTACAATTATTAAAAATGGCCAACATGAAGAAGAAACTGACCCATGGGTACCTCAAGTAGAAGATATTAATGAGGATAAATCAAGTATTTATCTAACTACAACACAACAAATCCCAATTGATGTAGCAAGTAAAAATTATGCTTCTTATACTTCATCACCTGATGCAACTCCTTTATTTGATAAGGAACAAATTATTTTAAACTCTGGTAGATTATTATTTAATTCAAAATCAGATTCTATTTTAATGTCTTCATTTGATACAATTAATTTAAATTCTGTTAATAGTTTAAATATTGATACCCCAAAAACAATAGTTGCTTCTAAAGAAATTTATTTAGGAGACAAAAATGCAACAGAACCTGTTATTTTAGGAGATAAGTTTTTAGATGATTTAAGTAAATTATTATCTACTCTTATATCATTAACTGGGGCTTTAGCAACACCAATTGGTACTCCTACACCTTTTGTACCTAATGCTTCAATCCCAGCTCCTGCTACTCAAACACAAGTTAGAGCTCAAACTATGCTTAATAAAATTCAACAATATAAATCTAAAGTAAGTAAAACTAAGTAATGTCAAAAGCTCTAAATAATTTAATTAACAAGGAAGTTAATAAGGTAATTAAAAATGCTACTAAATTAGAAGTAGCAGTTGAGGCACTTACTGAAAAGTTTAAAGAGTCATGTCCTCCCAAACCTGAATTGCTTAAAATAGTTCAACAAAAAAACCAACTACAACAAGGTTTGCAAAGTATATTAGCTGCATTTGAACCAATTCAAAAAGCAGCTGATGTTACTAATACTACTATTACAACAGTTTCAGTTGCTGTTAAAGTAATTAAATTAATTCCTATTCCTGCTGCTGTTCCTCCTGGTATTGGTATCCCTATAAATGTTGTTACTACATTAGCTGACTCTTTAGATACACTTGGTACTGTTTTAGATGGTGCTAAAGGAGCTATATCTGTTGTTCCTGAAGTTGCTGGTACTATAACGGGGGCTGCTGAATCAGCTTTAGAAGCTTTACAGAAATTAGAAGCTTTAGTGAATAAATGTATTGATGAATTAGCTGAGGATATGTCCCAAGCTGAAAAAAATGAACTTATAAATGAAATAGGTAATGTTGCTGCTACTGCAGGTGATTTTGAAAATTTAGGACTAAATGTTTTAAACGAGGAAGATCTTGAAGGTAGACTATCAGGGGAACCACCAGGTTATTTTTATCAAAAAGGAGGTTTTCCTTCTGCAGATTGGCAATTATTTGTAGAACATAATCAAGATAATGAGTTTTCATTCCCACAAAGAAGAATTAGAGCTGAAAATATAAATGATGATCCTGGCAACATTTATAGAGGTGTTGTAGTTTATAATGTTTATGGAAAAAAATGGTCTTATAGTTCTAGTTTAAAAGTATTAGTTGATGAAGCTGCCTTTGTTATAGAATCTTTAGATAATAATTGGTGGAGAAATAATAATAATAATTTTGACCCTAATGCAGCTTCTATTTCTGGAACAGGAAGTGGAAGTGGAACTGGATCCGGAAGTGGAGGAAGTGGAAATAATCCTAATTTACCACCTAAACCTGTAGTAATATCTAATGATTTAAAACAGATTAATCTACCAATAGCTGAAAATAATATTGATAATTTTATTTCAGGTACTATAGAAGTTAATCAACCAAACCAAAGAGTAAAATTTGTAGCTAATACAGGACCTACTAATTTTGCAGATTTTGGGGGTGTTAGTAGTGGAGATAGAAGAGGTAGATTTAAAGTTACTATAGGTATTTCTGAAGCAGGACAGGTTGGAACTCCTGAAACTATAGTAATGACACCATACAGAGAAACTAAATTCAGAGTCTATCCATTAAACAATCCAGGCCAATATTCAGTAGTTCTATTTTTTGAAGATATGAATGAAGGTCAAGATGCTTTAGAATCAGGCACAGGCGCCGAATTTAAAATAGAAACCGTAGGTTTTTAAGAAAAATTGTTTAACTTGATATTTATAATAAAAAATGAAGTCATCAGAATTAAAAAATTTAATTAAAGAAGCAGTAAGAGAAGCAATTCAAGAAGAATTGAAGGATATCTTACTAGAAGCTGTTAAGACTCCAAAGGTTACAACTGTTACAAGTGCCCCACAGGTTCCTGTTGTAGAGCATCAAGCCCCTCAACAACCAGTGATGAGTGCACAGGAAAAAAGAGCAGCATATCAAAACATTTTAGGTGATATGAGCAGTCAATTTACAACAGCTCAAGTACAACCTAAATTTCAACCACAAGGAGGAGATTCAATAAATGGTTCTTTACCTCCAGGTGAAGTTGATATGTCTCAAATAGCAGGTTTAATGGGAAAATAAAATAAATGGCTAGGATATTACAAAATAGATACCCAATTGATTCAGAAGGAAGAAAGGCTGTAGGTTTTTCTATTCCTTTTAATGGTCCTGCTGTATTTAATCCTACTTATACTACAAGAAATCAAACAAAATCTAACTTGATTAATTATTTATTAACTAATAAAGGTGAAAGAGTATTTAACCCAAATTTTGGTGCTGATTTAAGAAATTTGTTATTTGAAGGTGTTTTAGATAGAACAACAGATGAATTACAATCTTTAATCCAAAATGATATTAATCAGTTTTTTCCACAAGTAGCTGTTGAAGAAATAAAATTTGATAACCAACCAGATAATAATACAATAGGTTTTACTTTAACATATACTATTAAAAATTTTGGAATAACAGATGATATAACAATATTATTACAAGCATAATGGCAGATTTAAAAAGAGACATAAGATATATTGATAGGGATTTTAATACACTTAGAAATACATTAATTAATTATTCTAAGACTTATTTCCCTAACACTTATAATGATTTTACAGAAACCTCTACAGGTATGTTATTCATGGAAATGGCATCATATGTTGGGGATGTATTATCATTTTATTTAGATAATCAAATACAAGAAACATTTATTACTAAAGCTAGACAACAAGAAAATTTGTTTGAAATGGCTTATATGTTAGGTTATACTCCTAAAGTAACTACAGTAGCTAGTGTTAATGTTGATTTCTACCAACAACTCCCAGCAAAACTATCAGGTAGTGAATATGTTCCTGATTTTGATTATTGTATGTTAATTCCAGAAAATACTCAAATTACATCTAATGTAAATAATAGTATTAAATTTTTAATTGAAGACCCAGTTGATTTTTCAGCATCAGGTTCTTTAGATCCAACTACTGTATCAGTATACCAAGTATCTAATAATAATCCTACTTATTTCTTATTAAAGAAAACCAGAAAAGCAATATCTGCTACTATAAATTCTGTAGATTTTACATTTAGTGCTGCTGAAAGATTTGATACTGTAAATATTAATGCTAATAATATTGTAGGTATATTAGATTGTTTTGATGAAGATGGTAATGAATGGTATGAAGTTCCAAATTTAGCTCAAGAAAACGTATTTGATACTATTAGAAATACAAACACAAATGATCCTACATATAATAAAGAAGTAGATGCCCCTTACTTACTTAAATTAAAACAAGTACAAAGAAGATTTGCTTCAAGATTTATAAATTCAGGTTCATTACAATTACAATTTGGAGCGGGTAATACAAGAAGTAATGATGAAGAAATTGTTCCTAATCCAGATAATGTAGGTTTAGGTTTACCATTTGAAAGAACTCAATTAACAACTGCTTATTCACCTTTAAACTTTATATTTACAAATACTTATGGTATTGCTCCTTATAATACTACTTTAACAGTAAGATATTTAACAGGAGGTGGGGTTGAAGCTAATACTGAAGCTGGAACTTTAACAGTTTTAGATGATACTACTTTTACATTTTTAAATCCTAACCTATCAGATACAGCATTAGCTAACCAAATATTTGCTTCTGTAGCATCTAATAATGAGTTAGCAGCTGATGGAGGTCAAGATGGAGATACAGTAGAAGAATTAAGACAAAATGCTTTAGGTAATTTCCAAAACCAATTAAGAACTGTAACTAAAGAAGATTATTTAATTAGAACATTATCAATGCCTTCTAATTTAGGTACTATAGCAAAAGCATATGCTACACCAGTAAATATAAATGAATATAATCCTGGAGAATTACCTACAATTTTAGATTTATATGTTTTAACTTATGATAAAGATTCTAAATTAAGTACAGCTTCTAGTTTAATTAAAAATAATCTTTCTACATATTTAGCTGAATACAGAATGATTAATGATTCAATTAAGATTAAAGATGCTTTTATTATTAATATTGAAGTAATATTTGATATAATTGTATTACCTAATTATAATAATAATGAAACGATTACTAAATGTATAACTTCATTATCTAATTATTTTAACATAGATAAATGGCAAATTAACCAACCAATTCTATTTAAAGATTTATACATTTTATTAGATAAAGTTGAAGGTGTGCAAACAGTAAAAAATGTACAAATTAAATGTTTATCTGGAGAAAGTTTAGGATATAGTAGTTATGCTTATGATATTGAAGGTGCTACTATAAATGATGTAGTTTACCCTTCATTAGATCCTATGATTTTTGAAGTTAAATATCCTAATACAGATATTAAAGGTAGAGTTGTACCACTATAAAAATAAAATAAAATGGCAGATTCAATAATAGATAGCTTTAATAAAACTAATTTAGATACCGAGAATAAGGAACCTAGTGGAGGTCCTATCAATGCACCTGATTATAA